TGGTCTTTAATATCTTGACAGAATCTTTTACACTCCTGCCCGTGGTGTAGTCATAAATTTTTTCTTGCACGTCATAGTGGAACTTGTTCTGTGATTCTGATTCAAACACATAATCCAGTTTCCTGTACTGCACTGTGTACGTGTTTCCGTCATTAGTGAATTTAAACCACCAACTTGCATCCGCATTTGATCCTGCAGTCGATCCTGCATTGGCCAAATCGAAAACTGTGCTAGTGCTTAAATTTGTAGACGTGATAACTTTCCATGTTTCTGAATCAATGTCATACCTTAGTCCAAACTCCTCATAGGCCTCTATCCTGTCCAACAGGTCCGCTTCAAGTGTTGCGGAAAATGATGTGGTCAGATTTGGTATGATTGCATTTACGACCGAACCATTTGGCACTATGTTGTTGAGTGTGACTGGTCCGACTCCCGACTCCAGGTCTCCTGTACCACCGTTGGCACCATCAAGCACAACTGCACCAATCTTAGCCCATAACCTGTCCTCAGAATTATCTGTCGTTGACGTCACCAATGTACCGTTTAGAAATTTTCTTGTGTCTGGTGATGTAAATTTGATCAACGCTCCCGGTTTAGCAAACTTCATGTTGGAAGTTGCAGAATCACCTATGACCAATGCACCACCCGATGTGAAATATCCTGTGTTGGTATTAGTAGACGTTGTTGTGGAATTCCAGGTTGCACTCAATGTGCTGGTGTCCTTCGTGCCGTACTTCAAATAATAAAATTGTCTAGCATATGCTTCTTTTAATCTTGCTTCAACCGATGTGTCTATTGTGGACTGTATGTTATTCTTGTTATTGAAGGTGAACGTAAACTGTTGTAGTGATTCTTCCCTGTACAGTATGCCATCCTCTGCGAACACGTTAACGTCTGAGTATGCACCTGTTGGATCTAGTATCTCTTTTGCTCTAGATATGCCTGAAGCCGATCTGTTCACGGACCTCACCTTGACTATCTCCTGTGATGCTGACAATGGTACTACTTGGTAATCCTCTGCTGTGATCATCCTGTTCTGAGAATAATATACCTGTGCGGCTTTCTCTTTGATAGAATCATTTGATTCCGTTGCCGCCGAATTGTAAACGCTGGCCTTCAAGCTCATGCTCATGCTTAATGTCTGCTGGGCACCGTTGGCGTCTGTGTAAGGTACTGTTAATGATATACCTTGCATGTCCGCCGGTTGTATGGCGTACTTGGCGTTGTCACTAGTCCTGTAGTAGGTCCTAAAACTTCCCAATGGTAAGTTGGAGAAATTTCCGTCTCCAAACACAAGGTCAATCGTATCGTTATTTTTAGTCACGACATTGTAAGTGTTTCTTTCTGCCTTTGACAATGAATTGTATATGGCATTGTTACCTGACAATGACGGCACTTTGGTCCATGGCTCTGACAACTGTCCGAACTGGTCCAACTTGTACAACCAAACATCTGAGTCGTTGATATTTGCTGTTGCAAGACTTTTAACATAATTTGTAATCGAAGTGTCAACAGTGAATTCTTGGTTCTGCATTACTCCTTGTTTGAATAAGAAGAAGAAACCTGTGTTGTTGCTACTGTCTCCGGATCCGTCTGCCCTGTAAGTGTATGTAAGTCCTGTTCCCGGCACTGGTGTAGATTCGAATATGCTTTCAGAGTCGTTTATTGAACTAGACACTATCTCAAATGCCCTCGTTGTACCTCCCACTGGGTTCTGGAATTTGAATATGGGTAGATCCAATTGGTTGGAACTCAATGTGTACACTTCTGTGTCTATGCCACCTATCTTTCCAGACTCTCTTGGGTTACCGAACAGTTGTCCTGTCTGGTTGGCCGCATTTAGTATCGAGGTGAACTGCTCTCTGTAGTTTGCATTTGCAGAATCATTCCAGATGATGTTTGCATTTGCTAGGTTAGTCCCTGTGCTGTCTTGCACATCCTGTGTCGTGGATATGCTATCTATCTTCAACAGTCCTGTTGCAGGTTGATTTCTTTTGGCATTGTAGTTGATTAATCTTGCCAACCTTAGAACCGAATTTCTTCTCTCTGCAGTTTCTAAGAAATTTTCTCTGGCATTCAAGTCTACCCTGAATGATAACGCCTGTGATATGTAAGCAATTAAATCTATCAGTGCTACGTACTCAGAACTCTCAACAAAATCGTTGAAATCATCAGGATAGTTCTCACGAAGATACGCTACCATGGTCCTTCTCAGTGTCTCAAAGTCGTAACTTTTGAAATCTGCCTGTTGGAAAGCCTGGTAGATCTTTCTCCAATCTTCCGCAACTAATAATCTGTTTTGTCTGTCTGTGGTAGCCATTGTAATTACAACGGTATTTATGTGTTAGGAAATGTGCGTATATTAAGATAGACGCATCAGTGAGTTCTCATCAAAATTGAATCTCAGTTTCTCTGTGATGTTCAGTGGCACGTACTTGATTGTTGCCTGAATTGCTATGCCCTTGTCCGCTTCCGTTACCAGTATTTCCTCGGTGGCAATACGTGGATCAGCGTTTAAATTAGCGGTTATGTCATCAATTATGGCATCCTTGAGTGCCTCTGTGAACGGTTCAAATATGGCATCGTATATCATGGTGCCAAACTCTGGATTCTCAACTCTCTCGCCCTTACGCACTGATAACCTATTGATGAGGTCCTGCTTGGCTACTGCGAAGTCGTAAAGTTTGAAGTTCTGCTTGTCAGCACGTGAACTGAAACCTTTGAATGTAACTGACTTGTTTGATAGGTCTCCTGATCCTGAATCACCGTACGCCATTAATGTAATCTCCTAAATTCTACGTCTACCTTGCTGTAATCCACAGCGTAGTAGCCAGTGTCTGTCATGTGCCTAGCCCATGGAACTTCCTGTGCCATGACGCCTAGATACCTACCAGGCAACTGTTTGTATTTAAACGAATATGTGTTGATGCCTGCAGGTGATTTACCAACAAATCTTATGTCTTCTTTCAATCTGGAATCACTGAAGAGTCCTCCTGAAGAGAAGAACGTACTGATCGCCCCACCTATGTTACCTATTACAGTAGGTATGTTGGCTCCCACGTTCTGTAGAAAACTCTGTCCCATTATACCGGCTTCCCTGGCGTTGAACAGTCCTGCCTTGCTGGCCAGGCTCTTGACCGTTTGCATGCCTACTATCTGTCCGCCGACCACACTTTGATAAGTCTGTGTGATGCTGGCTATACTGGATATTGTGGCCGGTATGTTTTTTGTAGACAGGTTCTTTGTCAACCCATCAAGTGAGTTTATGGTATTTTTGGCAAGATCAATGTTTCCAGAGATGCCTGATATTGTGTTTTGTCCTAGTGAGAACAGATCACCGGCGCTGTTGACAAAAACATTGTCCTTGAACAGTTCCTTACTTTTGTCTGTGAAGTTTTCAATCACTTGTGATGATAGGTTGTTGGTGAGATCGTCCACTGCGTTGTTTATACTGAAGCCTTTTATTTTTTCAGATATGCTGTCCTTGATGTCGAACGGCAGATTAATCTTTTCCGAGATACCGTATATCTCATTGTACTTGGTACCAAAGTCGGTCAAGATTTTCTTGGCCTTGGCCGCGTCGAGGCTGTCGCCCATCGCCTGTTTGACGTGTTCCGATGCGTCCACTTGGTATCGAAAGTTCCTGATGTTAGAGTTTTTATCGAACCTTTGCCTGTGGTTGATAAACTCTGGTGTTCCTGGAGTGTTGGCAAGTTTACTCCACTGTTTCTTGTCATCGCTGTCTATGGGTATGATACCATCACTGGAAAAAACACTGGCCCTGAACATGGGTTCGTGTGTGACGAACCTGTGGACTGTGGTCTTGGTCTCCCTGGTGAATGGTTCCAGTGGTTTGATTCCTTTCTGTGCGAGCTCGACATCTCCCTCTTGCCTTTCCGTCATAGACGCCGCGTCAGTGTCTAACCATTTTGGTCCCCATTTGGTACTGGCCCCAGTTGAGTTGAAATGCACCTGTGCTCCTGCTAAATGTATCTGTCCAGACGCCCCATGCAACTGTGTGCCTTCTGTGAATGAACTTAGACCATCCCTGGAGTAGTCCCTTATGGATCCTGCCTGTGAACTGTTGAATATGCCCTTCTGCCCTAGGTTCATCATGTATGTTCCTGCACTCTGTATCAACTCACCCGACGAGCTCATCCTGATCTGTCCGCCGGCGTGCATGTTGATGTTGGAGTCCGAGTGTAGGTTGAAGTCACCTTCGGTCCTCATGTTGATTCCTCCAATTCCGGAGTACAAATCTATCCTGCCATTGCTCTGCATCTCTATGTAGGCGTTACCTGAACCGTGGGCTATGTACACCACACCTTCGGTGTCATGCATCAGCAACTGGTGTCCAGATGCAGTCCTCAATCTCGTAAGTTGGTTTGTGCCGTCTACTGCACCATCATCCATGACGAACGTGTGTCCCGTACCTCTTGTTACATGGTCAGTTGCTCCTGAATCACTTGCACCTACCTTTTGTTTGGTCGTTCCTGTGTCTTTACGACCCGGTGTGCTGATACCGAATACCTGGCTGGGTGTTTCCCTACGTGCCGAACTAGATGTGTTACCCCTCACGTTGTCCGCACTCAGTCCCTGCTTCAATAGTGTTTCTACGAATGGGTGTATGGGTTTTGGATATGCTTCGTAATCATTTTTTGGCAATGCGCCGGATGCCGCTCTGTTGAGTTCACCTGCTGGTACGTTGGTTGTTCCATAGGTTGCTTTCTTGTCAATGTCTGAGCTCAGTGTGCCTGCCGGTCCGCCGTCTGTTTTGTCCCATGTTTCTTCGCTTGATGCTATGCCCGGGGTCATGTGATTTGTGTAGGGATCCTGCACACACCCTATCCAGAAAGCCTGGTTAATCTTGCCTTCCGCGAATATGACCAACACAGTAGTGTCAAGATCAGGTGGAACTGCCCAGAACCCATACGAGTGTTGACTGTGTTCGTACTCCGTTGATCCTGGAATGTTGTGTCTCACACCCTTGGCACCGTAGAAAGGTGCAAGGTATTCGCAAGTGATCAGTTGTGATTCTGTCCCCGCATTCGGGTTGGCCTGTGCCAATGATGGTATCAACACACTCAACCTGCCCATCCTTGTGGGGTCCTTGTTGCCTTTGACTATGCCTATGTAGGGTCCTGGATTCGAACCTGCCCAGCTCTGGTCCTTGCCTGGTGCTTTGGCATTTGATGCATCTCCCTTCAAATAGTTGTGTAGACTCATTATAATCTTCCTCTGCTAAAAATGTTCTTGGCCTCTGTGTAGAGGTCCTTAATCTTTCTTCCTATGTTAATTACTTCCGATAGAGAACCACCCTCTTCTTTCAGGTACTGCCTCAACTCATTGGCTTGTGCCTTATCTACCACCTGAGACTCTCCATCTTTATTATTAGTTACGCCATATTCATCTACTGGATTTGAAATGTATACACCTTGGTTGTTGAAACGAGTCAATTGCAAAATATTGGTGTATTTCCCACCGTCAAAAACGTGTTCCACCTGGGTCACTCTGTACAGTCCAGAGAACATTCCCTGCTGTGATGATTCCATTTCGTAGATGCCCGTCTTGTCGTTTACGTCAGTGGGCATCTTGAAGTTCAACATTATGATCGGTTCCGCCAGGTCTGGGTTGTAGCACTTTCTTTTTACGTCCCACACCGCGTTGAGATTCCCCCTCCAAAAGCCTATCGTTTCATCCTTGCTGACCCCGGGTGCAACTTCCTTTGGCTCCGCGGGAATGAACTGTGATTGCCCCATCCATGCTGGATCTCCCAGTATCTCCATCCTGATGTTAACCATGTCAGCCAGTGGATGTGTGAGCTCATCTATGAACTGATCCACGAACGTGAATCCACCACCTGTCTTGTTTGTGCCTGCTGACTTGGCCACGCCGGGATAACTCCTGTAGATCAAATTTTGATCTTGCACATTGTCATCTGGGTTGAGAACTCCCCTTCTCTTTTCGACATTAATCTGTGATACCTTGTTCTTTCTCGATGCATCGGCCTCCACATCCTTCAGCCTGCTCTGATAGTAAGATACCTTGTAGTCGATGTTGAGATCTAAAATATCCACGTTGTCGCCCGTGAACATGTAGTCGTAGGTCTTGTACACGAAGTTCTTGAAATTCTGTCCCGTACTGACGCCCGGTATCGACAGTGAGTATGCGTGTACCTTGTATGGTGAGACCACAAACTTGAACTTCTTGACATTCATATTTCTTTTGAGGTCAAATTCTTCAGTCGGGATCACGCTGGACCTTATCCTGAAGTAATCGAACCACATGTTGGAATCGTTCTTGGCCTTTTCGTACACTGCTTGTGCACCGCCCACAGATTCAACACCACTCAAAGTGTCTGCAACTTTGGTCTTCCACTGATCGAAACTTATGTCTGAGAACTTTGGGTCCGATTTCATTACTTCTTCCAACACCTTTATTATGCTGGTCGTAGTGTTGATCTGCATGAAGTTAGTACCTGTTGAGTGCAGGTTCGCCGCCCTCCTGAATCCTGGATCTACCGCCTGACTGGTCATCGGTGACTCATTGAAGAATTCGTTTTTAATTTTGATCTTTTGTGGATTAAATGACTCGTCTATGCTTATCTCATACTTGTCTGGAATGCTGACCCCAGAAGTTTTTGTTTCTGACCGATTCTGGCGATTCAGTATGTCCTCTAGTTCCTTCACCACACCACTCAACGTCTGATCCTTGGAAAAAAGTGTTCCCGTTGTCCTTGGGTAGATGGTCTTGTCCAGGTATCCGACCTCGTTCATGGGTATCGCCGTCGCAGTGTATACGGTGCCTCCTTGGTTGACATTTAACTGCATGTTGGTCATTTTGATCGGTATGATTCTTTTCATTGTTTCTTTTTGAACACCTGGTGGATTTGGTTGCCCTTTATCATCGAACCCTTGAAATTCTATTGTCAACAGGTACGGTGCGTCCACGTGATCCAGATAGCCGTTGTTGGCGGCCGCGGCCCTCATACGTTCGAACAGGGTTATGCCCGCCGGCTCTATGATTGTCATGCTTATCTGTGTGACCGATGTCGTTCTCCTCCTGTCGTTGAAGCCTGGTATGGCATTCATCCGTACCTCGTTGAAGTAAAGGTCGCGATCTTTTTTGAAAGTCCTGGAACTCTTGCCAAGCACTGCCCCCAGTCTTCCTTTGTCCACTGTTTTGTTAAATTCATTGCTGGGATCTCTTCGGCTCTCCCGGGCGTTGGCGGATGATTCGGCGTGGCTGGCGGAGTTGCTGTCCGCTATACCCCCGCTCTTGATTAATATGTCATGTGGTGGTCTCAATGTCTTGGTGTTTTCTATTTCAGACTGGCTTAATGCTGATAGTGTGAACAATGCATTGTATGATGCGAACTTTTCCAGCACGTTTGGTGTGGACACGTTGTGGACAAAAATCTTGTTATCCACGGTCTTGGCGTTGTCATTGTGGATGTTGAATTGTGTGGATACCTTTGCTTTAATATCAACACTTGATGTGCTTATGGTTTTTGCCATGTCTAAATTCCTAGATCCTTGAGCAGGTTCTCTTTCTTTGGTAACTGCACAATCACTCCGGGTTTAAAATCATAAATGGGGTCTTCTATTTGGTCTGGGTTACGCTGTGCGAACACCCACCAAAGCCTAGGTGAACCATACAGGTCATAGGCCAATAGGTCCGGCCTGTATGCGTAGGTCCTCTCTATGGTGTAACTTTGATCGTCATCTTCCGCCGTCAGCGTCCTGGGGTTTAAGATGTCTAGATAATTCTGTGTTTCCCCTGTGGCAAAATATGGTGATGTGTTCGAGTATTCGGCCATTAGATGAATCCTACCTCGTCACCCTTGCCGTTCAACTCACCGTTGACGAATTGCTTCATGGAGAACTTCTTGATTGAATCTCTGCTGTAGATTGGTGTCACCAGCACTGATATGTTTGATATTGTGGGTGCCCATGTCTGTGATTCTCCCTGTTGGGCAGTTATAAACTCGCCAGCATCTGCTCCCGTCAACTTTTTGTATTCTGTGTTACCCTGTTTTGTAGATATGTAATCTATGCCCTGCCTCAATTCCATGTTGAAGGAGTTTATTACAACCGGTACCCTGTTGAACATGTGATCCCCGTATCCATAAAGGTGCAGGATCGGTGGGGGATTACCTTTGAGTCCATTTAGGCCGTCGTCTTTACCAAAGAACATCTTGGTCGCCGTACGCAGGAAGTTCACCGTTGCCACCCAGTGTTTTGCGTCGTCTGAATTCTGTACAGGAAACTCACCAATTATGTTCATTTGTTCTACTTGTGAGTTCTGGTACGCCTGGTGTGGGAAATTGCTGTGTGTCATGTCCAATGCATTGTAGGCGGCCTGGTGTGCTATCTGCATTGTGGGTGTCAGAGGCCAGAACATGCCGTATGATTCTGCCAATGGCTTCATGATCGGATTGTTCTCAAAATCAAAAAACTGTCTCAATGGGCCTTCGGGGACCGTTAATCTCACACGCCAATCGGTCTTGTCGCTCCTGCCCGACCATTTGGCCCTGGCCTGCACTATCCTGCTGTCCGTGGAAATACCAGCACCCGTGAGCCTGGCCAAGGTCCTGTTGAATATTCCCCCTCCAACGTTTTTTATTATTTTTCCTATTTCTCCAAATGCCATTATAATGGTTGCTTTCCTTTGTAAAATTTTGTATACTTTAACTATATTTATAGGCATTATTCTAGGCACACTTAATTCACCATACGGCGCGATTCAACAGACCTGTTTGTGGTCATTTTCAATAACATACAGAAAAGGAATTTATGAAGAGAGTCAAGTACCTGAACAATCGAGATCTGCTACTGCAGATACATGCCAGCAAGAACACCTACTGTTCATACGTGGCCAAAGAGGATTCACAGTATGATTTGATAGTGCCCAATTTGAAGAAGGTAAATGCCAGTGCCGTGGCACAGGCCAGAAAAGCCAAGGCCAAGAGACTCACACAGGAAGCGTGGGAAGAGGCCAAGTCGGCAGGAATGAAAAAAATTAAGTTAGTGGACTACACAGTGAGTCCTAGGAAAATAGACAAGACGGATCTGGTGTTCAGGGTAATGATGTTTGATCACGTGCCTATGGATAGTGAACGAAAGAAGAATCCAAAGACCGTAGCAGACCACCACAGCAAGGTCAATTTCCCACCGTTCCAGCATTACAGATTCGATGTGAAAGGTAAACTGGTGTGCGTGGGTAAATCACACTGGGTGGGCGGAATGAGTAACGGACACTTCTCCGTAGATCATGGCAAGATGACAAACCAATTGGCAATGATGTACATGAAGTTGTGTGAACGTTATGGAACGAGAGCCAACTGGAGAGGTTACACATACAACGACGAGATGCAGTCACAGGCGTTGATGCAGTTGAGTCAGATTGGTCTACAATTTGATGAATCAAAATCGGACAATCCGTTTGCATATTACACAGCGGCCATAACAAACAGTTTCACGAGAATACTAAACATCGAAAAGAAGAACCAATCTATTCGAGACGACCTGCTGGAGTTCAACAACATGATGCCTAGTTTCACGAGGCAAAACGAGAATGAGACATCAGGTCCTTCGTACAAAGAGAGAATGAAAACAGCACACGGAGATGTTATGCAGGTCAATAAAACTGGTATTGCAAAATTGAATAAAGCACTAAAGAAAAAAGGCAAGATTGAATCAAAGGACTTTGAAACTGTTAATTCTAAGAAAGTCGACATGACCAATCACCAACCAATTGTAAAGAAGAGATGGTAGTATAAATGGCATTCTTTAAAAAAGTAGCGTGTTTTACAGACATACACTTCGGTATGAAGGGTAACAGTCGTATACATAATGATGACTGCGAAGCATTCGTGAAATGGTTTATAGAGCAGGCCAAAGCAGAAGGCTGTGAGACTTGCATATTCCTAGGCGACTGGCACCATCACAGATCAGCAACCAATGTTTCCACGATGAACTACACAGTTTCCAACATGGAACGACTGGGTGCGGCATTTGAAAAAGTCTATGTCATCATGGGGAATCACGATTTATTCTACAGAGAAAAAAGAGAAATTAATTCCATGGAATTTATAAGAAACATACCAAACATACATCTCGTCAACGAATGGTTAGTCGAGGATGACGTTGCAATTATTCCGTGGATAGTGGGAGACGAATATAAAAAGATCCAAAAAATGAAACAACAGTATGTGTTTGGACATTTCGAACTGCCATACTTTAAAATGAATGCTATGGTGGATATGCCAGACGTGGGCGGAATACAGACTGATCATTTTGCAGGCTGTGGACAGGTGTTCTCAGGACACTTCCATAAAAGACAAGTCATGAAGAATGTGACCTACATGGGTAATGCGTTTCCACACAACTACGCAGATGCATGGGACGATGACCGAGGCATGATGATAATAGAAATGGGTGGAAAACCAAAATATATTAATTGGCCAGACATGCCAAGATACATCACTATCAAGGTTTCGGAACTATTAGAGGATCCGGACAAGTACCTAAAACCTAACATGTATGTAAGAGTAACTTTAGATATAAAAATCTCATACGAGGAAGCAAACTTTGTCAGAGAAACGTTCATAGACAAATATCAATTGAGAGAATTACAACTAATCCCAGAACAAATTGATCAAGCACAACAACCGTTAGTCGAAGTACAAAAGTTTGACAGTGTTGATCAAATCGTTATTAAACAGTTACAAGGAGTTGATTCAGAAGTATACGACAAGAACATATTAACAGCAATTTACAACGATCTAGATGTCACGAATTAGTAAAAAAAAATTGATAAAAGTTTTAAAAGGCGAGCTCGAACAACCTATGTCTAAACAAACACTGTTGGATCAACTTGCAAAACCTGTAACTCAAGAAGAATGGTTACGTGGATACAATGAATGGAAAAGGAAACAACTTGCTAACGATTAAAGAACTCACAGTAAAGAACTTCATGAGCGTGGGCAACCAGGCCCAAGCAATAAACTTTTCGGATAAAAATTTAGTACTGGTCATTGGTGAGAACATGGATCTGGGTGGTGACGATGCAGGTGCCAGAAACGGTACTGGTAAGACCACAATCATAAATGCACTATCTTATGTGTTCTTTGGTGAAGCACTAACGAACATCAGAAGAGATAACCTTGTTAACAAGACTAACGAAAAAGGAATGTTGGTAAGTGTTAAATTTGTAAAAAACAATGTTGAATACACAATCGAAAGAGGCAGGAAGCCTCAAATATTTAAATTCTATGCAAACAACATTGAACAAAATCTAGAATCCAATGAAGCACAGGGAGAGAACAGAGAAACACAGATAGAAATCAATAAACTGATGGGAATGACACATTCTATGTTCAAGAACATTATTGCATTGAACACATATACCCAACCTTTCTTATCAACCAAACAAGCCGAACAGAGAGAAATAATTGAACAATTACTAGGTATAACACTGTTATCACAGAAAGCAGATCTACTGCGTGAAAAACAAAAAGCAACCAAACAGTTACTAACAGAAGAAAAATTAACAATAGATGCCAGGATGGCTTCTAATGAAAAAATACAAGAATCTATAGAGAGTTTGAAAATAAGATCTAGTGCGTGGACCA